TCCCTCATCTTTCCTTACGACCCTGAGGTCGCTTTCCAATGCCCGAGACCCCCATTGTCGTAGAGGTATCGAGCAACCCGAACATTACACGACGGATCCTGTAATGCGCGGATGACATCTTGCTTCTTACAGACTGCCCGTGTCACGGTTGCCCATGAACCTTGAATCTGCATGAGACCGACATCGGGTCGTCCGGTGCTTCGGCGGACTGGCGACACGGCTCGGGGGGTGCAACGCGATTCCCGGTACATGATTCTCGAGAGCGTTGGCACGACCTTTGCGGGGAAGTGCTTGCGGAGGAGCGCTTCCCATTGAGGGCAGGATTGTGCAGCTGCGCTTGCGGGCGATGCGGTGAATGTGGCGGTGATGAGGGCGATTGCCATGATTCTCTTAATCAACCTGTTCTACTTCTGTAATCGAAGCGAACGTCATCCAGGGAGCGCGCCTTGTGGCGACTGTGACTTTGACGATCTCTTCTGTTGCCGAATCCGTGAAGATTTGGACGAGGGTTAGTTTGTCCTTAGACCATAACGGCATATAGCCCCACGATGGAATCATGGTCGGTTGGCCATCATCTTGAGCCATAGCCAACATGAGACCCATCCCATTATGAAACTGTAAATGAATTGTGTATCGGTCATGGCGTTTCCCTTCGCTCGACTGGTCTGAATGTTGTAACACAAGCGAGGGTCTATGTGGCGGATTCGACCTCGGAACCAATGAGGGAAACACAGTCAGTCCCGAGGTCTAGCGCGAAGAGGGTGATTTCTTCGGGCGATTTATGGTTTCGGCAAGGCTCGCCAGGCTGCTTCAAATGCTTCGGGGCTTTCCCATTCGTTAGAGATTTCGGCATGGAGCCAGACACCGCCTGGGGTTCCGGCATTGTCTTTTGAGGTAAACAATTTGACGCCTTTTTGCCCTGGGCCACGACTGCAGCGATACCCACGACCCCAAGCGGTTTTGTCTGATTCGGGTTGTGCAGGGTTGCGGAAGGCGTAGTCATGCAATTCGCATAGAAGGAGCGCTTCGGAGTTTTCGATGAGCCATGTCCATGCTTCTTTTGCAGCTGCTCTTCCTGCTCGAGTTGCGGGATAACCCATATCGACGGCATAGCCACTGGCATGAACACTTAGGTTCTTTGACCCCCGCATCGGGCGGTTGACGTACATTCCTAGATTCGTGAATGCCCAACGCCGTTGACATAGATCAAAGAATTTCTTTGTGATTGGCGAGGTGGCTTTGCCGTCCCAAGAAGGGTAGAAGGGATATTTGCGAGCGGTCATGGTGCAGGCGGGTCTTTCGGACGATCCTTGAGGCCGTTACCTGCGAGCACCCCGAGAAGCCCGCCAGTTAACGTCGCAAGCATTGGCGACAAGACTGACCATGCAGCATCGTCGTTAGGCGAAACCTCGAGCGGTTGAGTCACAAACAGTAAGCCGTAGAGAAGTGAGATGATTGACAGAACAAAGGCAAGCGTCAAGCCGATGGCTACGACAAAGATAAGTCGTGCTTTGATTTCTTCGTTTGTATGTCTGTTGTCTGGTTTCATGTGCATTTCCCTCCAGTGCCGTAGGCAGGTGCAATTGTTGTTGAGATTGTTTCGGTTACGCCTCGTAGCGCTTTGTTTTTTGTTGGTGGGCAGTTAAGGCGTTCACGGTCTGCGCAAGCAGTAAGCGACCCCAAAAAGACCAATAGAATCAGGCTTTTACGCATTTATGCGCTGATTTCTACAAGTAACAATGACGAAACAGAAGCGTTGAAGTTTGTTTGGCAAGTGCCAGTGGTGCGGTTGGCTGCGTAAACTGTGTATGTGGTTGCTGATGTTGTTGCAGGGCTATCCATATAGAACGCATCAAATTGTCCGTGTTGGCGTTGGGTGTCATCTGTGCGTAAAAAGTCTTGGCCAAGTTGCGCAATGCTTGAAGCGCCTTTCCACAGTTGAAAGTTAAGACCATTGCCTGCTGCGTCTGTTGCTTTATAACAATCCGCAACATTGACAAACACAAGGATTTTGTTTGTTGTTGCTTGTGGCGTAATAGTAGCGCTTAATCCCGTGCTGACATAAGCAGTAGTTGGCACCGAAACAGTTGCAGTGTTTGTGTCTGAAATGACCTGCAAAACACGGAACGCGCCCCTAAGGTCATTTTGTTGGGCTGCGGTGAGGATAGCCCCACTGACAAAGGATGCTGGAAGGTTGGTTGGTGTTGCCATGTTGTGTCTCCTTTAGAAACTGAGAAGGTTGTTGTTGAGCGTTCCGAAGATTGCATCGTCAAAAGTTAAGTATTGGTTGCCGTCCGTACTCTCAAAAGTGTACGAAACAATGTGAGACCCTGGAACAATTCTGTGTTCAATTCCTGAAGTGATCAGAGTCTGCGATTCTGTGAGTGGGGTTCCGGTGTTGTAATCCTTTTGGACTGTCACGATTGACGTCAAGTCAATGGCAAAGATGGTTAACCATTGGGCAGGTGTCAACGCTGCAAGTTCGCATGAGATGCCTGTGAAACGGACAACGGGGTTGCGGTATTTGCCGAGAAGGTACGCGCCGAGACCGTTGACTTCTGTTGTCGTTGAATTGAGCAGCTGCAAAAGTTGATACGTCTGAGACTGATACAGAGCAATCGAGGTTGGGTCGGTGTTGGTCTGGACGGCTCCGGCGGGACTCTGTGTTGAAATGTTGTTGTACAAGAGTTCCGACCCGTACTGGTTGACGAGAGTCATGTACGGAATGCCTGTGCCGTCTGTCGTGAACGAAGCGCCCGCAACAGGGTTCAGAACACTTGACCTGCCCTTGAAGGTTAGGGTTCCATCGGCTGCCGTGAAGAGGTACCCCTGTTCGGAGGTGTTGACTTGCTGAAGGTACGAAAGACAGTTCGTGTCCTGAGTAACCGCGTAAGCGCCCAAAGTCGAGGTTCCGGTACCAATAGACCTTCCGCCCTGATAGGCGATTTCTGGGCGGTCTAGAACGGCTGTGACACGGGCTGACGATGACTCTGCGGACGGGGTGAAGGCGTTGAGTTGCTGATTCGCCAGGGTGCCGAACGCGTCAACGCATCGCGCAACCATTCGACCCTGATTGGCGTTCTGATAGTCAAGGTTCCAGTCCTCAACGAAGCCCGTGTAGATGGGGGTGCCGTTGGCGTAGATGATGATGGGCGAACGAGGCAACACGAACGGGTAGTAGATTGAGGCCGTGTTGAGCGGGTCAAGGATTCTGGAGTTGTTGTTGAATACGACTTGTGCGGTGCCTGCGTTGAACTGGTCAAGTTGGCGGTTGCGTCCGCGCCTGATGTTGACTGACAAGACGATTGAGGTCAGGTCGGCGTAGGCGAGACCGCCGAGGGTGCCTGTGTCAAGTAATCCGAAGACGGCGTCGTTGAGTTGGAATGGCTGACCGAATCCTGTTGTTGTTTGGAACCCGACGAGGACTTGATATGTAGGGACGGTCACAGTGTTGCTGCCGGTGCGAAGACAACGCCTGAGTCGCGTTGCGCTGCCAATATTGCGTCGATGATGTCCTGACCGATGGTTGCGGGCGATGAGACAAGTCCTGCGTCGAGGTTGATTGTGATGTTGTCAAATGGGCCGATACCGCCAATGCCTGCGGTTCCGAATCCTCCTGCGTTTCCTGAGGTGTTGTCGAAGGCGGGTGCTGCGGTGTTCTGGACTTTGCCTGGCGCTGATGGTGCAACTGCGGGCGGTGCTGCGAAGACTTCGGGGTTGGCTTCAATGATTGTTTTCTGTGATTCTTCAAAGGCTCGAGCACTTGTGATCCCTCCGCTGCTGCCCCCGCCACCACCGATTTTCGGCATAGCAAAACTTTTGCCTCCAAGCAAAGGAACCCAATCGGGAATTGTAAAAGCCAATTTGCCGACGGTGTTGTTCCAGACTGCAGCGATTGCTTCAAAGACAAATGTTGCTGCGCCTAATAGACCTTTGAACAACGGGATTGTGACGTTAGATATCCAGAATCGAAACGCGCCAAACACGGCGTCAACAATGGTGCGGAATGTTTCAAATTTCTTGTAGGCAATAACTGCAGCTGCTGCGACAAGTCCGATGCCGATTGCGATTGCGCTGATTGGGTTAAGGCTCATTGCGATGTTGATTGCGACAATGGCGGTTGCGATACCGGCAAGGGCGACTGCAATGACGGTAAAGAATTCTGGGTTGTCTTGCGCCCATGTTGCGAGGTTCTGGAGGAACGGCAGAACTGCTTCAACGGCGGGCATGAGAGATGCACCGATTGACTCTTTTGTTTCGTCGAGGGCAACTTTCATCCTGGCGAATTTGCCTGCGGTAGTTTCGGCTGCTTCGGATGCTGCACCACCGAAAGTCTCAGACATTGCTGCCATCACTTCATCGAGGGATGCGCCGTCTTTAATCATCTGACGAAGTTCAGGCGACAGTTTTGCTAGCGCAGTGAAATTTCCGCCGTAAGCCTTTTCGAGACTTTTTGTGACTGTCTCAAGGCTCAATCCTTTGGCACTGGAGATGTCCATAGCAGCCGATGCCAGTTCCTGCGCCTTTGTGATGTCGCCAGTAGCGCGGACAAGACCGCCAAGTGCCGGACGAAGTTCGTCATCGGTGACTCCAAGCAGTTTGCCCTGGACGGCTATCCAGTCTTCGTTGGCAGTTATTTGTGCGTCGGTTGCGCCTGTGGTGCGTCGAATCTGTTCAGCAAGTTTGTCCTGCGCGGCTGCGTCCTCGATTGCGCCCTTGACTGCTGATCCGAGGGCAGCGGTCAGACCTGCAAGTGCAGCAGCTGCGGGAACGGCTGCTTTCTTGATTGCAAACTGTGCCTTCTCCCCGTTGGTCTCAAGGTTCTTGAATTCCTTGATTGCCTTGTCGATTCCTTTGCCGTCAAACTCTGTGATGATTGGAATTGCGATTGTCATTTGAGTTCTCTTTCAACGCGGGCTTTGACTTCATTAGTTGCGCGTAGAAGTTCCCGCGTTATTTCTCCGCGCTTGCGAAAGACGGCAGGGCCAAGAATGCGCGTATGGTTCGGGCGCAATTGCCCAAGAGAATCGCCCAGGCGGTTTTGATTCGCGCGTCCCGCTGCTTCAAAGACGGCTGCTGCAACATTGGTCTGGGTGATGTAGATGAGCGAAGTTGCCTCTCGAGAAGCGTCAACTTTTAATTTGACTCCAGAGACTGCCTTTGCCACAGAGAACGGAAATATCTTCTTGTTGGCTTGTTCCCATTTGCGCGCCATACCGGACAAAGGAACCTTCGTGTAACTCTTCTGGACTTCTTGGATGGCAGGTTGTGCGATACGGGTTGCGTCGGCGGTGAACTGCTTGCGGAGACCAGGCTCAATCTTGTTCAGCGAACGAATAGCGTCACGAACTCCGACGACTTCAAGTGAAGTGTTTGTTGTCATCGTCTGCTCCTTTGTGCTTTTTGTTGTTCGTTCAACACGTCAACAACCGTGAAGAGATCGTCTGTGTCGAATGGGATGTCGGGTGTCCAGTATCCAGTCGCGACAAGAACCTCCGCTAGTGAGCGTCGGAAACTGCCGCTTCTGTAAAACTTGGAG